AGGCTCTTGGTTTGGAAGTTTTAAAGTAGAAAACGAATCGGTTTGGAATAAGATTAAATCGGGAGAATTTAAAGGATTTAGTGTTGAAGGTATCTTTAATTACAAGAAAGAAAAGCAACCTATGAGCGTTGAGGAATCGCTATGGTCAGAGATATGTTCGATTTTAGAACAAGTCTAAACGATAAAGTATTAATTAATCAGTATTTATAATCAAACAATAGTAAAAACAATTTATGAACGTTTCAGAAGCAATTGAAAAAATTAAAGTTATGTTAGCGGATAATGCCGTTCAACAAACTGAAGAAATTGCACCTGAGCCAGCGACTCAATTGGTATTCGAAACTTACGACCTTAAAGATGGTTCTAAGATTGATTTATCAGCTTTGGAGATTGGCGCAGATGCTATGCTTGTTGACGATTCAGGTAACTCAGTTTCTGCTCCCGATGGCGAGTATGAATTAGCTGATGGTACTATGATGACCGTTGTTGGTGGAAAGGTTGAAGGAATTGAAACTCCTCAAGCCGAAGCACCAACTTCAGAAGAAGCTCCTATGGAAATGGAAGTGGATTCTCAATTTGATGAAATGAATGCTACTATCACTTACTTGCAAGCCGAGAATGAGGCATTAAAAAGCAAGTTGGGAGAATTAGAAAGCAAATTTAATCAAGGATTTAGTGAAATGTTAAGCGTATTGGAAGGATTTTCTAAGACTCCAGTAGCCGACCCAATCCAAAATCCAAAAAACAATTTTAGAATCGTTGAGCCTAAGGCTGACAAAATAGAGCGATTCTTGGAAAGAGTTAAAACTTTAAATTAAAAATTTTAAAAAAGAAAAATTATGGCATTTGTTGTAAGTACATTAACGGATTACGCCAAAGAAAACGAAGCTTTATTAGTAACATCTTCAGTTCTTGGCTCTAAAACTGCTACTTTGATTAAATCTCAAGGAAACGTTTTAGTTGGAGTAAAATCTTCAGAGAAAATTGGTATCATGGATACTGATGCTTTCTTTCAAGATGATAGCGATTGCGGTTTCAACGCATCAGGTACAACTACTTTCACTCAAAGAAGTGTAACGGTTGGTAAAATTAAAGTACAAGAGGCACTTTGTCCAAAAGGATTAGAGTCTAAGTACTTACAAAAAGCATTATCTGCTGGTTCAATGTATGATTCAATCGCATTCGCTGCTGATTATACTTCTAAGAAAGCATCTCGTATTTCTTCTCAATTAGAAACTGCGATTTGGACTGGAGATACTGCTTCAGCAAATGGTAACTTGAATAAGTTTGATGGTTTTGCTAAGTTAGTTGCTGCTGCTTCGGCTTCAGTTGTTCACGCTAACACAACTACTTATTACGGAACTCCTTTGGCTGCTTCTGCTGGTATTACAAGTGGTGTTGTTGTTGCAGTTTTAGACGCAGTTTATAAGGCTATCCCAGCGCAAATCGTTGATAAGGATGACGTTGCTATTTTTGTAGGAAACGATGTATTCCGTACTTACACTATCGCATTAAAAAATTCAAATTTATTCAACTATACTTTTGATGGTCAAGCAACTGGAGAATTAACTTTGCCAGGAACTACTATTAAGGTTATTGCAGTTCAAGGATTGAACGGAACTTCTAAGATATACGCTGGTCGTGTTTCTAACTTGTTCATCGGTACTGACTTATTGAACGAAGAGGAGCAATTTGAATTATTGCATGACCCTTATGCAATGAACATTAAGTTCATGGCAGCATTTAAGTTCGGTGTGCAGTTTGCATTCCCTGACGAGATGGTTGATTTCATCTTAGCTTAATAATCTTACAAATAAGTTCGGGGAGTATCGCTTGGATGCGACTCCCCTAATTTTAACATTTTAAAGAAAAACAATTATGGCTTGCGCATTAACTCAAGGATATTCTTTGGATTGCCGTGATTCTTTAGGTGGAATAACAGAAGTTTACTTTATTGAAAAGGGAAATATTAGTGCAATTACTGAGGCTTCGGGTTCGGTTTCTGCATTGACTAAAGTAGCTGGAAAGAGATTTTGGAAATATGAGTTAGTACCTGGTACTGCTTCTTTGACTGAAAACGTAAACGCAAACGTTCAAAATGGAACGGTATTCTACGCTCAAGAATTGTCAATCATTTTAAATAAATTACAAGTAGCAACTCGTAACGAGATTTTATTGCTTGCTAAGAACACATTGATAGCAGTAGTAAAAGACAATAACGATAATACTTGGTTGTTAGGTCGTGTAAACGGAATTAACATCACTGGAGGTAACGGTGCTACTGGTACTGCTCAAGGTGACCGTTCAGGATACACGTTGACATTCTCTGCACAAGAGAAGGAATTAGCACCTACGGTAGCTTCAGGGGTATTCTCTGCATTGACTACTCCAGGCGCTTAAGATAGTCGTTTGGTTGACGGGTAAGGGGGGAGCAGATGCTTCCCCTTTTTTTATATAAGAAATTTTGTTAATGCTATTTATATTTGATGATACATTTAATCAAAGGTCAAGTCAACAAAATTATATTAACATTAAGCGAGAAGGCAACTCTTACTTCGCCTAATTATCTATTCTATTTTAAGTCAAGAAACACAAATGAAACGGTGGCATTTGTGATTTTAAACAATGCTGATTTATCGACTTACCCTGAAAGATTCAACGCTTTCAATATTACGGTAAGTTCTTATTTTGCAACTAAATTACCTGGCGAATGGTCATATCAGATTTATGAGCAAACTTCAACTTCTAATTTAATCCCATCGCAAGCTACTTCAATGCTTGAAAGTGGACAAGCAAGTTTAAACGACACAAGTCAATTCAGTTTTACTACTTATAGCAACCAAACAAACACTTACAAAGTAAGAGATATATGAGCAATCAATTAATGGTTTTAACTTTTGCGGAGGCAAGACAACCTGAATATCGGGAGAAGAAAGGCGAAGGAGAAGGTTATATTGAGTTCGGGAAAAAGAATGATTATCCTAACTACTTAGTCGATTTATTTAATAAGTCTGCTAAGCATAATGCGATAATTAAAGGTAAGGTCAACTACATAACTGGGAATGGCTTCAAAATCAAAGAGGGTGTCGACCCTATTGGTGAACAATTCATCGCACAAGCTAACCGAGTGGAGTCGTTGACCGAAGTATTAAGAAAGGCATCTATTGATATTGAATTATTCGGAGGCGCTTACTTACAAATTATTTGGAGCGTAACGGGGGAAAATCTTGCTGAGGTTTATCACGTTGATTATACTAAGATTCGTACAAATGCTGACAATACTCAGTTTTGGTATTCAGAGAATTGGGAAGATAGAAAGTATAAAAGAGAGGTCTTTAACGGATTTAATTCTCAGTTAAGACAAGGCACTCAAATAATGTATTTAAAGGAATATCGCCCTAACTTAAATGCTTACGCATTGCCAGGTTATTTCGGTGCTTTAAATTACGTTGAATCAGATATCGAAATATCTAAGCACGTTTTAGGTAATGCTCAAACGGGATTTAGTGCAAGCAAATTAATTACCTTACCAAATGGCGAGCCATCGGATGATGAGAAGCGCCAAATTGAACGCAAGTTTACTGATAGGTTTACGGGTAGCGATGGCAAGAAGTTTATTCTTTCATTTGTAAACGATGCTTCAAGAAAGCCAGTCATTGAAGATTTAGGAGCAAGCGATATTACTAAAGAAGATTTTGGTAATGTAGATAAAATGATTCAGCAGAACATCTTTGCTGGGCATCAGATTACTGCTCCCGATTTATTCGGTATTAGTACTCCAGGTCAATTAGGAACTCGCCAACAAATGCGAGATTCTTACGAGATTTTTAAAAATACTTACGTTAATGATAAGCAAATATTTCTTGAGCAAGTATTCAGTTTACTTGCCAAATTACACGGTGCTAATTCAGAACTCCAAATCGTACCAGTCGAGCCGATTGGCATAGAGTTTAGCGAGTCGATTATTTTACAAGTTGCTCCTAAGCAATGGATACTTGAAAAGTTAGGTATTGATATGACTCAATATCAACAAGCTGAAGTAGTTCCTGAAGTAGCACCCGTAGAAATACAACAATCAAAAGTGCAGTTTAGCGAGGATGAGGTAGTAAGTGTATTCGAAGAATTTGGTGTTTCAAAACAAGACTATTCAATCTTTAAATCAAGAGAGGTATTTAGCCAAGTTCCAAATGAATTAGAGGAGGCTTTGCATTTAGAATTTGCAGAGCAAGCATTGAGCGGATTAGAGGCTAATGTATTGGACTTAATCCAAAAGGATAAGCGGATAACTGCTGAGGTTATTGCTGGAACTATCGGAGTTGATTTAGATATTGTAAATCGTGTCTTAGATGGTTTGGATAAAAGAGGAATTGTAAGCAGTTCAGTTTCAAGGGGAATAACCGAAAGGAAATTATCAAAGCCATTATCTGAATTGAATGCACCTAAGCCATCAACTACCAGTTTTATGGTTAGATATTCATACGAATGGAGGTCAGATATACCAGGTAACGAAAGAAATTCAGCAGACCATCCAAGTCGTGTATTCTGCGCAAGATTAATGCAATTAGATAGATTATATTCAAGAGCAGAAATTGAATCCATATCAGCAAGATTAGGCTATTCAGTATTTGATAGGCGAGGTGGTTGGTGGACAAAACCAAACGGACAAGCTTCGCCAAGTTGCAGACATCGTTGGTTTAGCCAAGTAGTTATTAAGAAAAATTGATAGTATGCCTACATTTTCTTATATTTGGGAAACTAAATAAAAAAGGAAATGAGATACATTTATTTGTTAAAAGACCCAACCACAAAAGAAGTGGTTTATGTAGGCGAAACTTCAAATATTAAAAAAAGATTTGATGCACATAAATGGGGGCATATTAGAAGTGATAGTAAAGAAAAATTGGAATGGGCAAGGAATCTTAAAAAGTTAGGATTAGAGCCAATTTTAGAAATTATTGATTTTGCTGAAAATAAAAACGAAGCATTAATCAAAGAAAACAAATACATTGTTGATTGTCTAAATAAAAATATTAAGCTATTTAATATTGATAATACAAAGTCAATTAAGCAGTATGATTTTGAAGGTAATTTAATAGCAGAATATTCAAGTAAAGTAGCTGCTAAAAAATTAACTGGTATAATACCAAGAGATAAAAGAATGAGTGCGGGTGGTTATTTTTGGTCTTATGATAAATTTGATAAAGAGTTAGTTAAGAAAAAAGATGATTGGAAAACCGTTAAATGTAAAAAGGTTGCTCAATTAGACAAAAAAGGTAATATAATTAGAATATTTGAAGGAGTTCGAATTGCTTGTAAGTTGACAAATATAGACCATAGAAGCATTTCACAAGTGGCAAGTGGTAGTAAAATAAGAAAAACTGCTGGAGGTTTTAAATGGGAATACATATAATATGAAGAATACATTATTTATAGGAGCAAACGCAATTAAGGAAAGAACGGCAGTTCATTCTAATATTGATGACAAGTTAATAATGCCCGAAATAAAAACGGCTCAGGATATGTATATCTTGCCAGCTTTGGGAACGGCTTTATATGTTAAACTTCAAACGGGTATTGAAAATTCTACGTTAAGCAATTTAGAAACTGCTTTACTAAATGACTACGTAACAGATGCGTTAGTTTATTACGTATTGTCTGAGTTGCCCGTAGGATTATCTTTTCAATTCTATAATAAAGGATTAATTCGCAAGACTTCAGATAATAGCGACCAACCTAATATGCAAGATTTGATTGATGTGGCAAATCGATATCGTTCAAGAGCAGAGTTTTATAAGCAAAGAATGATTAAGTATTTGCAAGAGGTAAGCACGACAAACTTATTCCCTGAGTATATCAATCCTGGCACGGGCATCGATACGATGTATCCTGAGAAAGATGGTTATCAGTCAAGTATTTTTTTAGGCGATGAAAATAGTTTGTTTGGAATGAGTTATCCTCAGCACGTTTTAAAGAGCAAAAAAAATTATAATTATTAATATGCCAAAAGCATTCTCAACCAAAAACATAAACAAACTAATTGTTTATTTAACAACAAATGGCAATAAAACAACTGACATTAAATCAAACAATCAAGCTGATAAGGGATATTGCCCAAAGCCACGACCAAATTAATACGGTCTATTTTGGCGATGTATGGGAGTTTCTCTCTCAGCCTGATAATGTTTATCCATCAATGTTTTATTCGTTGACTGGAAGCCAAATAAACGGCAAAGAATTGACTATGTCATTTAGTTTATTCTTTCTTGATAGGCAACTTCAAGATGAAACTAACGAAACGGAGGTTTTGTCGGATCAGTTACTAATCTGCCAAGATATTATTTCTATGTGCAAGCATCCAAATTTTAATTGGGAGGTAGGCGAAGGAATTACATTAGAATTTTTTACTGAAAACGAGAAGGATTATTTGGCTGGAGTAAAAGCTGATATATCAATCATTTATCCGATGCTTTCAAATAGGTGTCAAATACCAACCGACTTTACATATCCAAGTTAAGAAATGGCAAATAAGAAAATAAACCAATTAGTCTCAAAGACTGCAATTTTATCAACCGATATTTTTGGTATAGGCGATGCAACTACGGGACAACTATTTAAAAAGACTATTGCTGAATTGCAAGCTGCGATTGGTGGTGCAGTAATTTCGGTAAACGGATTAGTTGGAACGGTTGTCTTGGATACGGATGATATTCAAGAACTTGCCACTCCTACAAATAAATATTTTACGGATGCAAGGGCGAGAGGTGCTATTAGCTTAACGGTAACGGGTAACTCAGGCGCATCTACTTACTCAAGTGGAACGGGTGTCTTAAATGTACCTACTTACACACTTGCTGGTCTTGGTGGAATTACTGCAACTTTCTTATCGGGAACTTCGGGCATTTCTTATAATTCAACGACGGGTGTTATTTCGTATTCGGGGACAGTTTATACCGATGCTTCAATTCGTGCTTTATTTAGTGGAGGCACGGGAATAAGTTATAATAGTTCTACGGGTGCAATTTCTTATAGTGGCACGGTTTATACGGATTCTTCGGTTAGGGCATTAATTTCAATGACTACTACGGGAACGAGTGGCGCATCTACTTACAACAATACAACGGGAGTAATAAACGTACCAAATTACACTCTTGCTGGGTTAGGTGGTATTTCTTTAACTTCATTAAGTGGAGGCACGGGAATTACTTATAATAATACTACGGGTGCGATTAGTTATTCAGGTACGGTTTATACGGATGCAAGTGTGAGAGCATTGATTTCTGCAAGCGGAGCAGTTTCTTATAACAATACTACGGGAGTTATTAGCTTAACAAGTGGCAACTTAACTGAAGCTACAAGTTCGGTATTAACTATTACGGGAGGAACGGGAGCAGTTTTAGGAAGTGGAACTTCTATTCAAGTTAAGCAAGCAAGTTCAACGGTTTCAGGATTTTTATCAAGTACGGATTGGAGTACATTTAATGGAAAGGCAAACGCTCTGAGTGGAACGACTAATTATGTATCAAAATTTACTTCTAGTAGTGGAATTGGCAATAGTTTAATTTATGACGATGGCACTAATTTAGGTGTTGGAACAACTTCTCCTAATGATTTATTAGAATTAAAATCAACATCTGCAAATAAACCTAATTTAAGATTATATTCTACTTTTAATGCTGGAGCAAGTGCTTATGGTATAAATTGGTATAGAGATTATGATTCAGTAAGCAATACAATAGCTGGATATATAAGATATAATAGAGGAGGTGGTTCTGATGGTGATATGTTATTTGGAACTGGTACTAATGCTGGAGTTTCCGAACGTATGCGAATTACTTCTACTGGAAATATAGGTATAAATACTAATTCGCCTCAATCGGGATTAGGAAGTGGATTAACAATTGATGGTGCAAGTTATGCTCCTTTATATCTTTCAAATTCAGGTACTCAACGAGGTTATTTTACTGGATATTCAGGAGGATTAATTATTAATGCAAGCACTGGAACACTATCTTTAAATAATGGTGGGGCAAATGTAGGTGTTGGTATAACTGTACCATTAACTAAATTACACGTTGCTGGAGCAAGTCCTGAAGTTAGAATTGATGCTACTACTGGAGCTGACCCAAGATTATCTTTTTATGATAATGGAGTTGAGAAATTTGATATTTTTGTTACTAGTGGTCAATTAAGAACTTATAGTGGAGTATATGGTAATTATGTTCAAACTATTTTTACAAGCGGAAATATTGCTATAAGTTCTACAACCGATAATGGATATAGATTTTATGTATCAGGTACTATTTATGCAACGGGTAATATTACTGCAAATTCAGATTTAACATTAAAGAAAAACCTTACAATTATTGATAATCCGACTGATAAATTAATGCAATTAAATGGCTATGCTTATCAATGGAAGTCAGATGATTCGCATCAATATGGGGTAATTGCTCAAGAGGTAGAAAAAATACTTCCGTATGCCGTTAGTACTGGTAACGATGGAATTAAAGGAGTTTCTTATAATCAAATTATTCCCGTGTTAATCGAGGCGGTCAAAGAACAAAAGAAAGAATTAGAAGAATTAAGGGATATTTTAGCTTCTAAATAAATGCCATTACAAGGAAGTGGGGAGATGAGTTTTACTCAGGTCTATAATGAGATTACTGGCGAATCGTTGGTTAATCCCACTATATCTATTTCCGTTGCCGAACTTGGACAGTTACAAAATTCTTCAGGAGATATAATTCCTTTAAATCAATATTACACTCCAAGACCTGATGGCATTCTTCCAACTGTATTCCCGACTGAATGGTATCTTTATTGCCAACGATGTAACCAACCAACTCCCTATCTTACAATCGGTAAGACTGCGCCAACTTCGGTAAATCTTGACACTCAATTTGTTTACGATATTGTATTAACTAATAACGGTACTTCGCCAACGGCTGGAACGATTACCGTAGTCGATACTTTACAAGCAAATCTTCAATTTTTAGGAAGTGGCGGAAGTGCATTTAATGTATCGGTCAATGGTCAAGTAGTTACGGCAACTTACACGGGAGTAATACCAGTAAATGGTCAAGTATCATTATACATTTACGTTAAGACTACAACTCAAGGAACGTATTATAATTATGCTTCGGTAAGTGGTGGAGGCGAAACGGTTACTAAGACTTCTAATACTACAACTACGGGCATCGCTCAAGTAACGTTCACAAGTTCAGTAACTAAGAGATTAGTTCGTACAATCCAAAAGAATGATTGCGGTGCTTATGGAGTTGGTTCTTATGAGGAAGTTTATTCTCCATTCTTTACGGCTACTTACACAAGTACTATAAGCCAAGCAGATGCGGATGCTAATGCAAACAATCAGGCAACGGCTTTATGCAATCAATGGCTCGATGCTAATGGTCAATCGGTAGCTAATCAATACGGCACTTGTACTTTTGGCTATCCTAATATGACTTTGTCTAAAACTATGCCAAGCGCATTTAATATTAATCAATCGGGAACGGTTCGGATATTAATGCGAATCTTTGCGAATGTGACAAGCGGTCAAATAGTTATGTCAGATGTTTTGCCTAATGGCTTTGAATATGTATCCCTTGTTGATATGCCATCGGGATTTAATTTATCGGTAAGCGGTAAAACGGTAACTTTTACAACTTCTAATTCTTTACCGATTGATTATTACGGGGAATTTGTATTCACAATTAGAGCAATTCAGTTCGGAAATTATACCAATTTTGCTTCCGCATATGGCGGTAATATAATTAACAATTATGCTCAAAGTAATACCGTTTCAACTTATGTATTTGGAGCGCCAAGTTTTTCTTTTAGTTCGAATGTTGTAAATAATAGCTTTGTTCATCCAGCACCAATAAATGCAACTCCAACAGATGACGCATATTATAATTATTATGTAACGATAGGCAATCAACCAAGTACAAATTCAACTTTGTTGGCTTTACGAATTACATTGCCTGGACACTTAAGAATAGTTGACCACGTTTCAGTATTTATAAACGAAACATATTTTACTTATTCTCAAGGTCTTGTTGCAAACGAATTATTAATATTTCAAAGGAATAATGTAACCGTTCCCGTTGGGCAATACTTATTTGCAGTTAGGATAAATTTAGTAATAGATTTTTACCGAATGTTTCCTTATTCACAACCCGAAAGTGCAAGACCCGATGACAATCTTACGGTTAATTCTTCAGGAACATTAGTTCCAAGAAGACAAGTGACTAATTTTAAAGCGTTTGTAAGTGGAAGTCAAGTCGATAGTAGAGATTCTTCAATTGACTGGGCAAATAACTATTCATTTTTACCAATATTTTCTACGACAGACGGAAGAACTCCAAATAATGTTAATGGATTGACTTGGTCTTATTCAATTAATGATTCAAGTAATTTTTCTCAGCAATATCCTATAAATTATATAAATGGGAATTTCTTTGCTAATAATGTTGCCTTTGCTATAAATCCGCCAAGAGATAATGTTAATGGAGTTTTAAATACAAACTACCCTTATCAAGATGCGACTAATTTTACAATAAGAATTTATTATAAAATATTTCATCAGGGCAATCATATTGTTTCGGTTTATCAGGTTTATCAACCTTATGATGGGATAACAATAAATAGAGCATTTAACGAGCCTAAATACCGAAATACAACTTTCCAAATATATGTCGATGCAAATGGCAATTACATATATTGGTAAAAATTTGGATAATAGCTATTTATGATTGTAAACTAAACAAACAACCAAATGAAATTAGATTTTAACTTTGACTTTATCGGTCTTGATGACCAAGTTTTTGAAGGTGGTAATGCTGGTAAAATGTTAGCTGGCGCATTAGCCTCCGCATCTAAAGGAGATGCACTTAAATTTTGGGATTGGGCAAAGAAATTATTTAAAGGCGAGGTATTGGATTTAGATAAGTCAGACCAAGAAACCTTAAAAGGATTTGTAAAAGATTCGGAATCGTTTACCGTGTTAGCCAAAGCGCAATTATTAGAAGTATTTATAAAAGACTAATATGATAGTATTCATTGAGCCAGTTAAAGGAGTAAGAGAAATAGCAGACCGAGTGGAAATTCGTGTTGTCAATTATGCTCTTCAAAATCCTGAGCAAACTTTGTATTTCAAATTAATGAGCCAATTTAATCCAATGATTGAAGAAGGCAATCTAATAATCCCTGAGCCTATCGTAGCGCAATGGGGAGTCGATGATTCTTTTATTGTTAAATGGGCGCTTGAAACATTAGGGTTAGAAGAAAAGAAAATAGTTCCTTTGGAGGAAACTTTAGAAGAAGAAGTTGCACCTGAAACCGAAGGCGAATAATGAACGATTGGGAGGAGATAGTTATACCAGGAGTAACGGGTTTATTTGGCTCATTAGTAACCTGGTTATTTGGTCGAAAGAAAGAAAAAATTGAGGTACAATCTTCCGAGATTACCAACGTTCAAGAAGCAATTAAAATTTGGCGAGAGATGGCAACTGATTTGAAAGCAGAGGTTGCTGATTTGAAAGATAAAGTTGAATCGTTAACTACCGAGATTCATAATCTACGTTCTGAGAATGTAGAATTAAGAGCAAAACTAGATGAAAGTCAACCAAATAAGCCAAAAAGGACTAAACCTAATAAAGAGGTTTGAGGGAGTTAAACTCAAGCCTTACCTATGTCCCGCTGGTATCCCAACCATTTCAATCGGTTGCACTTACTACGAAGATGGCACTAAGGTTAAAATGACCGATGCGCCAATAAGTGAAGCAAGAGCAACGGATATATTCTTAAATGTTATTAAACATTATGAAAGGAGCGTTGACTCGTTTTGCCGTGATGACATTAATCAGAATCAGTTCGACTCATTGGTTTCGATATGCTATAATGTGGGCGCAGGCGCTTTAAAAAGAAGCACCTTACTTAAAAAAGTTAATGCAAATCCTAATGACCCTTTAATTAAATTAGAATTTTTAAAATGGAATAAGAGTGGAGGCAAAGTCTTAAATGGACTTACCTTAAGAAGACAAGCAGAATCCGAACTTTACTTTTCATGAAACAACTACTCATTGGTTTGCTAATTGCAAACTTTTTTTATTCTTGTAAGCCACAAAAATCGGTTATAATCGAAAAAGAAAAGATTCGAATAGATACAATCCACGATTATAAAGTAATTACTAAATTTAATGCGGTATATGATACGCTAATTATTGAGAATCCTTGCGATTCTACGGGCATATTAAACACTTTTTACTCTAAGATAACCGTTCCACAAGGAAAGATAATTATAAGGTCTTACAATGGAAATATTCAAGCAACGGTAAACATTGATTCAATCGAAAATGTTTACAAAAATATGTACGTTTCAAGTTTACATTCAGATAAATTATCAACTAATAAAGAAAAAATTACTAATATCATTCCAACTTGGTGTATCTTAACCATTATTTTTCAAGGACTTATAATCTTTGGCTATTTGTATTTAAGAATATTTCATGTATAATATAGAAATTGAGCCAGTGGAAAAACCTAAATCAAGAGCAAATGATTTATTGGAAACGATGATGGATGTCTTAGAAAACATTGAACACGTTGATGACGCTGGTTTTGTATTAAGAATGAAAGTGCTAAACAATATCGAGTTTTTAGTCGATGTTTTAATGGAAGAATATGAAAACGGAAGATAAAATATTAAAGATTAAAGAGCATTTCTACTCTACTAATATGAGTAAAAATGATTTTCATAAGCAATTCCATGAGATGTATGGCTATCAAAATGCTGACTCATTAAGAAAGTTTATGATTAAAAAGAACATAACTTCAAAGGATAGGTCATTACAAGAAATAAATAAGGTCATTCCTCCAGTAGTTGCAAACTATAATCTTGATGCGTTAGATAATTTTGGAATTGAAGAAAGCATTGGCAAAGAATATGTATCGGCTAAACTGCCAAGTCATTTAAAAAAGATTGGAATCTTATCAGATATTCATTTTCCCTATCACGACTTACAAGCATTAACTTGTGCTATTAAGCATTTAAAGGAGCAAGAGATTGACTGCTTGTATTTAAATGGCGACATCCAAGACTTTTATTCTATTTCCAGGCACGAAAAGGAAAAGGATATGCGAGATTTTAAAAGGGAAGTCGATATGAATCGGGATTTCTTGCAGAGGCTAAGGGATATATTTAGAACGATTCCAATTTATTATAAGTTAGGAAACCACGAGAATAGATTCGCCAGGTCATTACAATTACAAGCGGAGGAGTTTGCTCAGTTGCACGACTTACAATTCGATGTATTTTTTAGGTTAGATAAATTAGGCATTACGATGGTCGAGGATTGGCAAGGTATGGAAATGGGAGACTTGCTTGTATTACATGGTCATGAATTGTATGGTGGAGGCGGAGTTAATCCAAGTCAGAATCTATTTAACAAGACTATTTGCAATACGTTAATCGGTCACGTTCATAGAACTTCAGCAACTCAGAAGAAAACTGGATTTAAGGAGTTTATAAATACTTATAGTACTGGGTGCTTGACTTTATTAAGTCCAAAGTATATGCCGTTTAGTATGCATAATCACGGGTTTGCAATAGTTGAAATAGAGAACGGAAAGAGTCATGTTCAAAATATTCAAATAAGGGATGGTAAAATTGTAAAATAATAGTATATTTGTGAGAGCAACTGCAACTGCTATCAAAAACTTTAATGGCTCATTTCATTGGTAAAACGTTGCAGATTTACTTTTGATTTGAGCCTTTATTTTTATGGAAATTTGGAAAGAGATTGACAATTTAAATGGTAAGTATTTGATTAGTAATTATGGCAATGTAAAAAGCCTACATACTAATATTATTTTAAAGCCTGGTTATAACAATGGTTATGCAATGGTTAGGTTAAATTTAAAAATGTACTATGTACATAGATTAGTTGCTATCTATTTTATAAAAAATTATGATAACAAAAATCAAGTAAATCATATAGATTTAAATAAAGAAAATAATCATATTGATAATTTAGAATGGTGTTCATCTAAAGAAAATATGAATCATTATTATAGTTCAATTAATTATAAAAATAAGCAGTTAAAAAGAAACAATTATATTATAATTGACAATAATTTAAAAGGTATTACTTTTTATAAGCCATATAGTAAATGGAGATTAAGATTAAATATTAATGGATTGCAAAAATCATTAGGATATTTTAATAGCAAGGAAGAAGCATTAGAATTTAAAAATACTTATATTTGATTTTCATAAGTTTAAATAGGTTTAAGTAATAGAATCCCTATCGGTCATATCGGTGGGGATTTTTGTTTTATACGACCGTTAAATAAATAATTAAAATAATTTTAAATAAAGTTTTTTTATTTAAAATATTAGGTATATATTTGTATCAACAAACAAGGAAATAAACTTAAACCAATAAAAAAATGACAACTTACAAATCTTACACAACTACTTTTGGAAAATCAGAATGGAGAGTTATTGTTTCAAATGGCAATAGAAACCAAGTTTCAGTAGCTAAAGTAACTACATTAAGAAGACCATTTTATAAAGACTTTGCTTCATTTGAAAAAGCAATTGAAAACTACAAAGACAAGAACGTTAAATTATATTTAGAATTGATTAGTCTTGGATTCATAATTGAAAAATCAACTTTAGTATCTGAATAAATAAACCCGAGCCGAAGCGGATTCTTCGGCAATCTTAAACCAACAATCAAATGAAAAAAACAATCGAGTACATCAAAGACTTTTACCAAACTGACCGTGAAGGTTTACTTGGTAGCATTGCAATCGCAATATTTGGGTATCTTTTATTTTGGCACATCGTACCTATAATCTCAGGACTATGAAAAAGTATAAAGCAAAATTCAAAGATGAAGCTGGGTTCTATACTTGCACCTGGTTTTTCGATGAACTCGAAGACTTTTGGGCAGCAGTTTGCAGAGAAGAACGAGTTTACAAATCAAAATTTCAACAATTAATCTTAGACTAAAATGGAAAACAAATTAGCAGAAATTCAAGCAAAGGTAAAAGCACCTAAAGGTCAATTCAACTCATTTGGCAAATACAACTACCGAAGTGCTGAAGATATCCTTGAAGCAGTTAAGCAAGTAGTTAATCCGATGGGTTATTCTATTACGATTTCCGACACGATAATTAACGTGGGAGATAGATATTACATTAAAGCTACTGCGACTCTCACAAACGGCAAGGAAACGTATTCTACGGATGGCTATGCAAGAGAGGAAGAAAGCAAGAAAGGTATGGATGGAAGTCAGGTAACTGGAGCGAGTTCTTCTTATGCCAGGAAGTATGCACTAAACGGACTCTTTGCACTGGATGACACAAAGGATTCAGATGCGACAAATACTCACGGGAAAGAGGAGGCTAAAAGTTTACAAATATGGAAACAAGAAATTGACAAATGTAAATCGGTTGAGGATTTAAATAGCTATTATGCTAACTCCCAACAATCAATCAATGGCAATAAAGATATTATCAGTTTATTTTCAACTAAAAAATTAAGTTTCACAATTAACCAATAATCAAATGAGCAAATTAGTAAGCATTTCAATTAACGTAGATTTATTAGACAAGTCTAAATTGTACAAGGGTAAGAAAGGTACTTATCTTAACATCAGCGGATTCTTAAAAGAGGATGCTGATAACTACGGGAACTTTGGTTTCGTAACGCAAGACGGAGTTAAGACTCCCGAAAGTAATGCGCCTATATTGGGCAACTTTAAGATTAAAGGAACGGAAGGATTCAGCGCTCAATCTTCAAGGCCAGCGCCCGTTTTTGATATTCCAAGTGCTACATTAGTCGAGAACGATTTACCTTTTTAATTATGGAAGACCACGAAATAAAATACCAGGAAGTTTATGAGAGAGCATTCCTGGAAGTTCATTTTTCAAAATTGCTTAACGTTGATGTAAAAGACTTAAATTTTGAAATGAATATAACAAAACAATGTTTTGAGAATGCCGTAAAAGACAAAAGATTTTCACAAGAATTTTTAAACAAATTTAATCATGGAAGAAATACAATTTAATCCACAACAATTCGAGATAGGTTTATTCGGTCATAACCCTATCCAAGACATGAGCAAGGCTCAGATTAATCATTTAGTTCATTTGATTAACGAAGGAGTAAAAGAAGGTGGCAAGGACATTAAGTCTTTGCTTGCAATTGCATCAAAGTACCAGCTTCTATTCTCAGAACTGGAGAAGACATTAAAGGAGCAAGCAGTTGACGAACTTTTAAAATACGACAAAGGTCGCTTCGAAGTACATAGTGTAGAGATGCAAGTGGCTGAGGTTGGAACGAAATACGACTTTAGTGCAACCAAGCAATGGGTAGATTTACAAGACCAAATCGATGAATTAAAAGAGAAGCAAAAGGAAGTCGAGAAGTTTTGTAAGTCAATCAAGAATAAAACCATTACGGTTGACGAAGAAACTGGCGAATCGTTTGAGTTCTTTCCTCCAGCTAAATCAAGTACAACATCAATTAAAAAAACAATACTATGATTAAGATAAAGAAAAGCAATATACATCAGGCGGTTGCCGATAGCTTAAACAAGAAAGGTATCTTGCCTTTCTCCGCAAGAGAATGGAATGTTTTGAATGTCCAGCAAGTGGTGTACTGGAATACCAGGAATAGAGAAAGTGGATATGTAAAGTATCCCGAAGTCATGAAAGAAGTTCAAATCATAGCTAAACAAATGCAAGATGAAAAATCAGGGCAAATCGAGCAACTCAACTGAAACGGCAGAATTTCTCACGATGGTAGGCATCATGGGAATCATAGCAGTATGGATATTTTATTTACTAGTAGATTTATTAAGATGAAAGCACTTACGTTCAACCAATGGCAAGACCATTTAAGCAAAGAGTTAAAAAAGGATTACAAAAAATTATATCAAACATCTAAATTTAAACCAAATGAAATTAAGTTTCAAAAAATATCATCAAGAGAATCCTCAAATTTACATAGAGTTTAAGCGATTAGCATTCCAACTAATTAATCGTGGATACATTAGACTTGGAGCAAAGCAAATATTCGAAGTCATTCGATGGCATACAATGGTCGAAGGGAATGATGGTTATAAAGTCAACAATAATTACACTTCTGATTATGCAAGGTTATTTGAATCAGAGCATCCAATTTATGCTGGATATTTTCTTAAAAGACTTTGTAAATCGGTTTAGTTTTTTTATATTTGTAAGCGGATACGTTCTCACATTATAGTATCAAAGGTCTTAAAATGCCATCATTTAATGAAATCGAAGTGAGAACCGATGGATTTATTTGGTGGCTTTTTTAATTTCAAAAAATGGAATATTCAAAAAAATTACAGAATCCAAACTGGCAAAGGAAAAGATTGGAAATTTTAAACAGAGATAATTTTCAATGTATAGCTTGTGGTTCTAAAGATAAAGAACTTCATGTTCATCATAGATGGTATGTATTTGGTAATGAAATTTGGGATTATCCTGATGTTTGTTTTGAAACTTTATGCCATGAATGCCACACATATATAGAACTTCATATAAAAGAAGCAACCCATGATATTAATTTAGATTTAAGAAGGTCAATATTAGACCAAAATGATTACTCTTGTATTTTGAAATTATTAAATAGTATTTCTTATAATTCAGATTACTCAAAATTTAGTCCAATTCAAATTGCAGATGCAATACATTACATATCAGAAAAAGATGTAATTGGTCAAATAATTGAGATGAGAGCAGATAAATTTAAATAAAATGGATATATATACACTATCAAGAAATTATTGGGATTATTCTTTTGAGAATCCTGATAAACTAAAACCAAATCATGCTGCAATTTATTTTTTTGCTATTGAAAATTGCAATAGATTAGGTTGGAAAGATAAATTTGGTTTGCCAACTACCATGACAATGGAAGCAGTAGGTATTAAAAACTATAAAACTTATCATTCAGCTTTAATGGATTTGGTTGAAATTGGTTTTATAAAACTTATAGAAAAATCGAAAAATCAGTATTCCGCAAATGTAATTGCTCTAGTAAATAATAACAAAGCAAATACTAAAGCACTTACCAAAGCAATGTCGAAGCATGATACAAAGCATATACCAAAGCAAGTCCAAAGCAATGTTAGTATAGATATACTTGTTTACTTTAATACTATTTTACCAAATTACCAATATACAGATTTTAGGGTTGAGCAAATTAAAAAGTGGATATCTTATAAAACTGAAAAGAAAGAGAAATATACTAAAATAGGTTTTGAAGCATTTTTAAATAAATGGAATCATTTAAGCGATATTAAATTTGAAGAATTAATTTCGACTGCAATGTCAAATAATTGGAAAGGAATTTTTGAACCAAAAGAAAACAATAATGGAAATACAACTGAGAAACTTGGAACAAGTGCCGCAAGAATGGAAGCACTTAGGAAGTGGTAACGCAATAGCAATAAGACAAGCACAAAGCGCCATTACTTTGCGTGTAAGAAACGAAGAAGATATTAAGCAAGCATTACGCTACTCTATGCTTTTGGTTGGCTTACGAGGTAGCAATCTCCCAACTGAAGAAGAAAAGTTTTCC